CGCCCGCCCCCGACGCCAAGCGCCGCAGGCCTAGCAGGTTCCCGACCCGAATCATGAGCGACTGGACCGCCGCCGCGAACTCCTCGGGTGCGCCGGCCAGGGCTTCGGTCCGAGCCCGGAGGTCCTGCGCCTCGGACACGACATCGGAGACGTCTTCGACGACCGCCATGGGCGTCGCGGCGATGGTCTCGATCTCCCCGAGCACGTCGTCGATAGCGGCGATGGCCGCGTCGAGCACGCCCAGACCATACCCGTCTGAGTCGAGCTGCTCGGTCACCTCGGCCAGCGTGGCCGCGTCCATCGCGTCAATCGCGTCGTCGAGCGCCGAGCCCGTGTCGAGCGTGATGAAACTCAGCTCGCCCGCCTCGACGAACGACAGCGAGAACAGGATCACGTTCCCGTTGTCCCAAGAGTCGACCTGCCGGTACTCCGTCAGATTGACCCGGATCTCGCCGTATACCGGGTGCACCAGCGTCCCCGGCCCCTCGGCCTCAAGCGCTTCGAGCAGCGCAACCGACTGGCCCGCCGCATCGTCCCCGATCACATAGGCCTCGACGCTGATGGCGCGCGTCCGTCGACCAAGGTCTTCGGTCACCGCCAGGTCACCGCCCGGGGTCTCGTGAACCCCGACGCGACGACCGCCCGACAGTCCCTCGGTCTCGACTTCGAAGGGCACGCCGCGGAACGACGCGGCCCGTAGGCTGTCCGTCCACGCCATTAGAGTGCCCCCGTCCCGACCTTGCGAACGCCGGCTTTGACGTTGCTGGCCTTCGGCTTCTGCGTGATCTCGGCGTTGGTGCCCGGGGCCGCTTCGACCTTGACCGTGATCTCCTGCGGCGGCGCCGGCGGGCCCGCCGAGTTCACCTGGCCTAGACCGTACGGGAGCGCGTTCAGGCGCTCGGCCGCCGTGCGCGGGGCGTTCAGCGCTTCCATGCTGCGGTCGAAGAAGCCGGCGCCCTGAACGGGGATGTTGTACATACCCGAGCGCTGCCCCCGGTATCGCGACTCGTTGGCGCGATTTTCCTCGAGCAACGTATCAAGCTCCTTCTGTGCGCCCTGCGCTGCAAGCTGCGCCGAGAAGACGGCGACAGGGCTAGCCATGCCGAACTTCTGCAGATTGACGAGCGCTTCGGCTCGGTTCGCCGTGCGGTCAACTTCTTCCTGCGCATCTGGCACAAGGCGACCGATGCGAGCTTGCTCGTTTCGAAACGCTCGCTCATCAGCCCAGTCGGCTGCTTTCGTCCCGATGTCCTCCCCGAACTGAGGTAGCAGATCGAGAGCCTCTTTGACGTCGGTCACGACGCCGTAGAGCCCGTCGAAGATTTCCTTCACCGAGCGAGCGCCGCTCGCGATAGCGTCCCAGTCGATACGCGAGAACGCATCGCCGAGGTAGTCGACCGCCCCGCCCACGTTCTGCGCGATCACTTCTTGGTTCGCTTCGGCCCAGCTCGCGAGCGACGCCAGGTGCGGCGTGATCGCTTCGAGGAACGCCGTCCCGACCGTGCGCTTGACCGTGTTGTAGCGGTCGTTCAGGACGATCATCTGATCGTCCAGCGCGCCCATCCGGTTTGCCTGCTCGGTGGTCATGACGCCCGCGGCGCGCATCTCCTGCCGAAGCTTCTTGACCCCCTCGGAGCCCGTGACGGCGAGGAGAGCCATGTCTTTGCCGGCCCCGCCGAACGCCATCGACGCCAGAGCGGCGCGTCTCGCGGGGTCTTCCACCTGTTCCATCGCGCTGATGTAGAGCTCGAGCGCCTGCTCGGTCGACGTCGTCGCCTTGAGCTGGTCGAGCAGTGGCTTCGAGACCTTCTTGAGCCCGCTCGCGAGCTTGCCCGTCCCCTCGCGAGCGAGTGCCATCTGTCGCGCGAACGTCTGGATGGACGAATTGAAGGTGCCCACCTCGACGTCGCTGCGCTGCGCCGCGCTGCGCCACTCCTGGATTGCTTCGACGCTGAGCCCGGTCTTGGCCGCGAACGTAGCCAGCTCGTCGCCGGCTTCGAGGGTCTCTTGCGCCCAGGTCTTGGCCGCGATGCCTGCCCCGACGAGGCCCGCGCCAATGGCGCCGATCCCGACGAGAGCGGCCCGGCCCGTCGCCTCTCGGATACTGCCGGCCGCGCTCGTGATGGCCGAGCTTGCGCTCGTCGCATTGGCCCGCATGCTGGCGAGCGACGCCCCGATCTTGCGAGCCGAGCGGCCGATCACCGCGCTCGCGGTGTCCTTCGCCTTGACCTCGACTGCTACGGGATACGTCGCCACCGCTCACCCCTTGGCGCTGCGCGCCTTCATGGTCTCGGCCAGTTCGCCGAGACCGTCGAGCCACCACCAGAGCGCCGGAACGGTCAGCTCTCGGACGTCGGTCGGCCCCCAGCCGAAGTGTTTGCCGAGCCCGACGGCGCAGGCTCGCCAGTCGACGGGGAGCCGCTCACAAAAGGGGCGAGCGCCTGGCCGATCTTGAGCAGGTCGGCCACTGAGATCTTCTTACCCGAATCGGTCGGAACGCCCGCGCACTGCGACAGAACGAACACCTGCCACGCTGGCCGGAACGGCAGAACTTCGAGCGACCGCCCGAAGGCCTCCGGGCTCGACTCGTCGAGCCATCCGTCGATCTCGCCGAGACCAGGCGGGCGAACGAAGCGCAACGTCGAAGACGTCTCGCCTTGCGTGCCCACCTTGATCGGGTGCGATAGCTCGATCTCAAGCACCGACGTCGCCGGGGCCGGCGGCGCTTTGAGCGCTGGGGCCTGCGGCGTCGGTCCGCTTCGGCCCGAAGGCCGCGGCGGCGTGCGAGGGTTCGACGCCATCAGTCAGCGATCTCGACGATGCGCTGAGCGAAGATCTCGATCTCCGCCGTTCCCTCGACCAGGTCGTGATCGAAGGTGCCCGTGGTCGTCGCGCCGGTGAGCTGGTAGACCCGGCCGCGCGTCTTGACCATGCAGTCCTTGTTGATGAACGCCGCCCAGAACGCCGAGGTGTCGTCGTCGTACACCTGCACGGTGCAGGTAAGCCCCGGCGCCACCGGCGTGCGCTTGACGCCCACCTTGCCCGAGTGGGCCATCTTGGCCTCGCGCGTCTCGGTGGACGTGCGAACGACGAAGCTCCCTTCGACCTCGACGATCCGCCCGTCCATCTCGACGAGCAGGACGCCCGCATGTAGATCCGCCATGGGTTAGGCCTCCGGGTATTGCAGGTAAGGCCGCATCAGGACGGCCAGGACGTTGAGCTGGTTCGCGAGGTCGGGCGGGTAGAGGATGTCGACCCGGTTCGCATCGGTGCCGTTGCGCTCGACGACGACGTTCTCGGCGAAGCCCGCGACGTCCTCGACGATGGCCCGCGCCGCGTGCTGCCGATACCGGCCCACGAGGTGGGCCTTGATCATGTCGACGTCCACGGCCGGCGTACCGGGCTCGATGACGCTCGCGTCGTCGACCAGGATCTTGCCGGCGCAGTACTGCCGCGTGGCCGACTTCAGGTCGTCGATGAGATACGCGACCTGGTGGACGTTGTTCGTCCACCTCAGCGTCGTGTCGGCGACGCCAGAGCCGTCGGTCTTGTAGTGCGTGACCGTCGCGTTCAGCCGGAGCTGGCCGTACGCGTCGGTGTAGAGCGACGCGACGCCCTGGAGCCCGATCGTGTTGTTCTCGACGTCGCTGAACCGCGAGCCGAGCGCCGGGCCCGGCATCGCCTGGCCGCGCGAGTCGAGCAGCGCGAGGTCTTGCATCGGAACGGCCGGGTTGCTGCGAATGCTCTTCGTCATCGCGCCGGCCGCCGCCGCCGCGATCTCCCACTCGGGGCACGGCGGGAAGTCCAGCCCGAACGTGGTCTGGTGCGGCGAGTTGCGCGTGCCCGCCCAGGTGGTCAGGTCCGAAACGCTGTCCACGAGGCACGAGTACGCGTGCGACAGCTTGCCGCGCGTGGCCGACCAGCGGTCCACGAGCTCGGCGTCGAACGCGTCCATGATCGTGTCGTCGGTCCGGTGCACGACGATGTGGCGGATGTCGGCCGCCGCCATGTTCGTGATCGGCGTGCTGACCGCGGGGTCGGTCGAGCCGCCCGAGACCTGCGTGAGCGTGAGCGCCACACCCGCCGGCAGGACGTCGCCCGGATCCGGGTTGACTTCGATCCGGCCGGTGTTGCCCGCGACGCCCGCGTTCTTGGCGGTCAGGGTGACGGTGTCGGTCGACACCGACGCGACCGTCGGCAGGTACGTGTGGAGGTCGAGCTCGGCCTCGATGGCCGCGGCGATGCTGTTCGCCGAGTCGCCCGCGGAGACGCCGACGCTGATCCGCTTGCCGAAGACGCGGAGCTTGATGGTGCCGTCGCCCGTCGCGGCGGCGGTCACCTGGATCGTGCCGGTGGCCTTCGTGGTCCCGTTGTCGGCCAGGGGCATCGCCCAGAGCTCGCCCTGCGGGTCGTTGTACAAGAAGGCGTGGCACATGATCGCGAGCTGCGAGCCGACGCCAAACAGTGCCGTCGCACGCTCACGGCTCGTGACCTGCACAAGCGTGTTCGTCGTGGCCGAGCCCGCCGACAGCTTCTGTGCGACGATCGCGACTTTCTGGCTTGCGGCCTGCGGCGACGTGCCTTGTCGGTCGAGCTGGACCTGGGCCAGGCCGATGAGCTGATTGCTCGAGACCTCGGGAATCGGGATCGCCATGGCTTACTCCTTCCCCTTTTTCGGGGCGGGGACAGGGGCGGGGACAGGGGCCTCGGGCGTCGCGACAAGCACACCGCCGTCCGCGATGCGAGCGTGCCAGTACGGATCGAGCGTGACTTCCTCGCCGCCCGCGAGCAGCACGCGGCCCGCCTTGGGCGAGCCGGCCGGCCACAGGATCCGCGCTCCGTCGCGGGGGATGAGTCGCACTCGCTCTCGCATGGTCACGCCTCCAGGTCGGCGAGAGTGACCTCGGCGACCGTGTCGTTGTTCTGCTGCACGTCGACGGTGACCGTCTCCAGTGCGTCCCGCTCGCCGGCCGGGGCCTGGCGCGTGCGGGTCTGTGTGATCTCGTAGACCTGCCGGAAACTGCCGTACCGCGAGCCGGCCTCGCTGATGTCCAGCACGCGCTCCGAGGGCTTGATCACGACGCCTTCGCCGCGGCCCGGGCGGTACTGCGCGATCCACTCGCCATCCTCGAGGAGCGCATCGGCCACGTCTTCCTCGAGCGTGTCGAGCGCCGCGGCCAGGTCCGCGTCCGTCGTCGACGGCGCCGGGGCGATGATCCCCCGGATCTCGAGCTCGATGGTCTCGGTCCGGTGGCCCTTGCCGTGACCGCGCCCTTCGCGGCGGATCGTGTTCGTCTCGACCGTCAGGAGCGGGGTCGTGTCGGGCGTCACCCCGCCGGCCTGTAGACCGGCCTGGATGGCGTGAAGGCGCGAGTCATGCACGCGACTACCGGCCGACGTCGCCGCGGCGATTAGTCTCGCCACCACGTCTGTTCGCACCGTCGTCGCCGCCGCCACGCGCTACCTCCCCAGAATCAGCACCAGCCCGCCGGCACCATCCGGCCGGGCTTCAATTATCGTGTAGGTCGTCCCGCGGACCTCGACCGTGCTCTGACGAACCACGATCGAAGCCCCGCTGAACTGCTCGGACCGAACCGAGATCCGGGCGGGTTCGTCCACCATCACGAGCCCGTCGCCGATGATGGCTTCGCGCGTCGCGCCGGCGTCGAACTCACCCTTGATCTCGTACTCGGTCGAGCCGACGGTCAGTGTCGCCGGCTCGCCAAACACGCCCGCGCTCGCGCGCTGCGTCAGTTGGGCGAGCCGGGTCCACTGGCCCATCGATTACAGGCCGGCGCTCTTGTGCGCCCAACAGTAGACAGTCATGACGCCCGCGGTGAGCGCCTCGACCGCGACGACCGCGACCAGCTTGCGCGCGGCCGTGGTCTCGATGCCGGCGACCGCGAGGGTCGGGACCTTCACGACGCCCGCATCGTAGGGGTTCGCACCGTTGCTGATGGCAAGCGCCGTCTTGAGGCAGTCTTCGTCGTCGGTCTTGACGCCGAGAGCGATGGTCGCCGCGTCCGTCGCGCTTGTGAACGTCGTGTGAACGTCGTACTGCAGCCGCGTCGGGATGAAGCCCGACGGGATGTCCGGACCGAACATCACGAGCTCGTGCGTGCCGATCGCGAGGCCATCCGTCGCATCGAGGTAGCCCACGAACTTGAGATCGCCCTCGATGTTCGAGTCGACCACCAGCACGCGGACCTTCGTGGCCGAGCTGCCCGCGGCCACCGCTGCGTACCCGATGAACAGGCCGAGAGCCTTGCCGGTGACGACCTGGTTGGTCGCGTCCCAGTAGAGACGCTGGTTCTCGGCGATGGTCTCGGCGCCGGTGTGCGGCGAATCCGAGATGGCGCCCGAAACCTTGTTGAGCAAGAGAAGCCCGCTCGTCTTGGCGGTCACCGCCTCGCCGCTGGCCACCGTGTCGCACGGGATGATGATGCGCCCGCCGTAGACATACGGCACGTCGACCGTCATCGCGCCCGGGGCGGCCTGGAACGCGATCTCGGTGGCGCTGGCAAGGTAGCTCTGCATGTCTCTGTCTCCTGCGCCGGGCTCGCCGGCTCAGGGCCCGTTGCCGGGCCCGTCGTTGGGTCGTCCGATTACGCGCCCGCGTTGTAGGCGGCGCCGCGGAAGTTCACCGCCTGGACGTTGAAGGCGATCCGGCAGTGCAGCTTCACGCCGAGGGTCTCCTCGTCGTAGAGCATCTCCGAGAGGATCCCCTCGTCGCCCAGGACCGTCTCCATGAAGCACGGCGCGATGCTCGGATCCGCGAAGCCGTAGAAGGCCGTGGTGCTGGAGATCTCGGCATCCGCGACAAGCTGCACCGACCGCAGAGACGGGGTCATCGCCGTCGACGCCGCCGTCGGGATGTACGCGCCCGCGATGAGCTGCTCGGCCGCGAACTCCTTGGCCGAGCCCACGACCAGCGTGCGCATCGGCAGGTTGAGGCGCATGCCGTTCGAAGCGCTGATCGAGCCCTCCTTGTCGTGCATGCCCTTCTGCTCGCGGATGAGCTTGCGGAGCTCGCCGAGCGTCGTGGCCGAGAGCGCCGCCGTGCTGCCCACGTTGCCATGGTTCGCGTGAAACACGGTGTTCGTCGAGACCGACGTGAGAGCCGGGTTTTCGACGAGCTTCGCGTAGGCCTTGGCGTTGCGCTTGACCGCGACGCGGCGACCGAGCGACGCGGCGATCGCGCCCATCATGCCCCACTTGTCGTTGACGATGGCGCGGCGCGACCAGCTCAACTTGCGGCCCCATTCCTTGAGAACGAGCGGCTCGCCGCCTTCGTTGACCGTGCCCTCGACGAGCTTGCCCGACTCGCCGATCTCTTCGAGATCCGGCAGGCGCGAGAAGTCGACGGCCTTGTACCCGTCCCGGAAGTCCGGGAGGGACTTGACCGCGCACCAGGCCTGGTACGTGGTCGGCGTGTTCTGGTAGGCGTCCAGGATCGTGAGCTCCGACGCCGAGCCGAGCAGGATCGGAAGGTCGGCCGTGCCGATCTCACCGAGACGCTCGCGACGGTTGAAGCTCTCGCGGTAGCGGCTGATCCCGCGACGCACGTCGCAGAGTTCGAACGCGCGACCGAGAGTCTGCTCGTCCGACAGGTTGCCGAACTTGACGCCCTTCTCGGTGAGCACGCGCTCGGCCATGCGGCGCGGGTCGAGGTCGCCGAAGCGCTCCTCGACGGCGCGGTGTTCGTCGTCGGTGAGCTGGACCAGCTTGCCGGTCGCGCCCATGCGCTGAGCGAGGGCCTTCGCGGCCAGCTTGCCCAGCTTGCCGTCGTTGTCGGCGCCCACCTTGACGCCGGTGCCCTGCTGACCGTGGATCGACATCTTGTCGTCCCAGTTCGCCCGGGCGTCGATGAGCGAGGCGCGGGCCTGGTCGACCGTCACCGACTCGTCGTCGATGAGGTCTTCGGCCAGCTTGGTGCCCTCGGTGCCGAGCGGCGTGACGATGCGAGCCGCTTCGAGGATTGCGCGACGGCGCTCCTTCAGCTCGGCGAGGGTCTGGCTCTTGATCTTCGCCAGGTCTTCCTGGGTCGGCTGGTACGTGGTGGACATCGGGGGATCTCCTGCCGGCCGCTGGGCCGCAGCGAAGGTCTGAGCGCCGACATTGGCCGGCACAGGGACAAACGAGAGTTCGTAGGGCGTCGACTTGCGCGCCCGGATGTGAGTGCGTTCGGCCTTCGCCACGCCCTTCTTGCTGAGGTACTCGAGCGCCTCGGGGTCGATCTCGACGCCGATCGAAACGTGCTTCAGGATGCCGGCCTTGATGTCGGCGACCATGCCCGCGTGCATCGGGTTGACCGAGAACGCGACGCGCGCCATCAGCTTGCCGTCTTCGATCTTGGCCGAGCCCTCGACGATCTTGCCGATCTGCGACGTGAGCGAGTAGTCCGCGTGGTCGATGAGGACCGCCGCGCCGCCGTTGTAGCGCGCGAGGTCCATCCCGCCCATGTCGAACGACAAGAAGAACTCGCCCTCGTCCCACGAGTAGCGCGCCACCTCGGCGCCCGTGTAGCAGACGACGCCGACGCTGTTCGTCTCGTCGTCCCACGAGCCAGGCGAGAACGTCGCCTCGGTCCGCGGGGCGGTCGCCTTGAGCTGCTGCAAGATGGCGCGGTCGATCATGCCGACCACGCTACACCTGAACCCCTGAGCAGTAGAAATGCCTTACGGCGTGAGCCGTACAACGCTCACGGTTGCGTGTTGCGCGCGGGCTCCTCGGGTGCCGGCGGCGTCGCCTGCTGCTGTCCGCTCGACGTCGTCGACGACGGCATCGAGTCGAGCACGATCCCGCGGCGCTTCGCCTCTTGCGCCTCGCGCTCGAGCTGATCCCAGACCGCCGCCGGGACCAGGCCCAGGCGCTGCCACTCGATCTCGTGGGTCGTGAGACCGTTCCGAAGCTGCTCTTTCGTCGCGAGCGCTTCGGCCCGCCGGTCGACTTCTTCGAAGTTCGGCAGGACCCAGCGAACCGGATAGCCGACGGTGTACGAACCGCCGCCCGTGACCCGAACCTCGCGTTGACGCACCGACGCCGGCAGAGTCCCCGCCGCAACCGCTGCGTCAATCCACCAGACCCAGATGCGACGAAGCAAGAACGGGATCACGATGTCCTTCTGCACCGTCCGCACGCGCGCACGGTGGTCGATCTGGCCCGCCTTGTACGAGGTCCAGTTCGTGCGCGACAGGTCGCCCGTCATCTGCTCGTACGTCGTCCCGAGCGCCGAGGCCACCTGGGCCTTCTCGCGGATCGCCAGCGCGTCGAAGGTGCGGGCCGACGGCGAGTGGAACGTTACGCTTTGCCCTTCTCGCAGGTAGTTGACCGAGCCGGGCGTGAGCTCTTCGATGACCGTCCCGTCATCGTCGCGATTCGTCGAGTCCTGCCCGTCGACGGTCATCGCCTCGTCGCCGTTGTTGGAGTGCACGAACGCGACCATCGAGGCCTCGCCCACGGCGCGCGTTCGCTCGGCATCGCCCAGGAGCTGCAGATCGCGAAGCGCCGCGACCGCCGGCGAGAGCCACGGCACGCCACGCACCTGCCCGATCTCACGAGCCCAGTACAGATGGGCGATCGTCGACTCAGGCACGCGCACCGCCTGTCCGTCGTGGAACTCCGAACCGGGACGCTCGCGCCACAGGTGATAGGCCGTGAGGCGGGACAGCGCATCGAACTCGACGCCCTGGATGATGCGCCCGCCACCGTCGGCGCGCTGCGTCAGGTCCGACCGCAGATGGTCAACCGCCAGGAGCTCGAGCTGCATCGGCACCGGCAGGCCATCCGACAGCCGGCGAGCTCGCGCACGCATCAGCGCCCCGCCCGAGTCGATGAGCGCCGAGATTGCCTGCCACACGAGACCCGAGAGCGTCTGGTATCCCGCCGTCGACGCCGACCGCTCCCACTCGTCGAAGAGCCCGTCGATGTCGGCGTCGAGCTGGGCGTTGCCGGTGCTCGCTCGAGGGCGAACCCCGGAGATGGCGATCGCCAACTTGTCGACGATGCTGACCGCCCCGAGGTCGTTGCGAGTCAGGTCGCGCGACCGCTCTCGAAGCCGGGCGCCGTCCCGCTTCGTCAGGGTGTTGATGGGCCGGGCCGAGCCCGAATACCAGTCCTCGTGTCGACCGCCGCCCGCGCCATCGAAACCGAGCTTTGCGCCCGTGCGTACGCCAAGACCTCCCAGCATCAGAGCCCCCTGCTGAACTTCATGCGGCCGCGCTGCAGCCGGGTCGATCCCTGATTGAGCTCTCGCTCGATGCGGTCCCGGATCCGCTCCATCTCTCGGAGCGACCGATACCCGACCGTCCGCGTCGAGCCGCCTGGCGTCGAGTACGAGACATTGAGCGCACCCGTGCGGATCGCCTCGTTGATCGCGTCTAGTTCCGCTTGAGTCGCCGCCATAGGTCTCCCCCGACGCTCTTCGAGGTCGGCTTCTTCGGCGCCGACGCTTTCGGCGTCGCTGCCATCATCGCCGCTGGCTCGATACTGCGCAACGGTTCAGTGGTTTCGGTGCGCTCGACAAGCGGCGAGAGGTCCCCGCGGTCGCCGCACGGGAGCGGGAGTTGGCGGTAGTCGAGGCCGAGAAACGCCGCATAGGCGCCGACCATGCAGTCGAGCGCTTCGTTGCGGTCGTGGCCCTTTTTGAGTCTCCACTTCGCGACGCTGCGCCCGGTCGCGTCGGCCGTCCGCACGCGCTCCTCGGCGCAGAGCTGGGCGTAGTATTCGGGCGCGATGGCCGGCGTCGTTTCGCGCGGGAAACGGATCATCGGCGGATCATCCTTGGCTAGGCGCAACATCAGGTCGCGCTTCGCACGCGAGACGTTGATCGGCACCTGGTGCACGGTGCCCTTCTTCTTCGCGATCTTCTGGTGCCAGATGGGCCGCGGGTCGTTCTCGCCCTGCGGCGAGCTCAAGCCCTTCGTCAGGAACTGCCGGCGCTTCTGCAGGGCGTAGGTCTTCGAGAACGCCGCCGCCGCATCCCAATGGGAACCGCTGCCCGTGTCGATACCGCCCGCGCTGATCCCGAGCATGCCGGCCGGCGTCCGGAAGCGACGGCTCAAGATGGCGTAGCACTCGGCCCAGACTGCCGCGCCGCGCGTCGGCGGGTCGCCGAACAGGATCCAGTGACCGATGAGCGCGCCCTCGTTGCGCACCGTCCAGCCCCAGACCGACACCTCGAGGCGGTCTTCTTGCACGTCGACGAACGACGTCAGCACCTGGACCCATGCCGGGACCTCGTAGCGCTGCCCCGCGCCCCAGCCGGTCTCGGCGCGCTGCTCGAGCAAGTCGGGGTCGACGACGGCCCCACTGCCATGACGCCAGGCCTCGGCCAGGTCGAGCGTCACGAAGTCGCGCATCAGAACCGGGTCTTTCTTCGCGGCGAGGAACTTGCCGGCGAGTTTGCCCCAACTCACCCAGGGCGAGTAGAGCGCAGACAGGTGGAATCCACGAGCTCGCGGCAAGGTCGCCGTGGCCGTCGCTCGCCACCGGCCGTGACGGAGCATCTCTTGCTTGTGGTGGTGCTCGATCCAGTGTCCGCACTCGGCGCACTCGTAGCAGGCCTGGTCGGCTTGGCCTTCCCGCCACACGACGCCGCCGAGCCGGTCGGGAGACTTCTTGAAGTTCAAGGCCTGGAACGCCCCGCACTTCGGACAAGGCACGTCAAAGACGCACTGGTCGGTCTTGGCGTACCAGTCGCAGATCGGCGAGTCCCCCTCATCGGTCGGCGTCGAGACGAGCCCGATCTTGCGCTCGACGAAGTTCTGGCTTCGGTGCTCGACGATGTGCACCGGCGATCCCTCGCCCTCGAGCTCGCGCGGGAAGCGGTTCAGCTCGTCGAGCAGGAGCACGCCGCAGGGCTTCGACGCGAGCGCCGCCTTGCTGGTCGCCGGGAGTAGGAACAACATGCCGCCCGGAAACTTCTTCGCCTGGATCGAGTCCTTGCCCTTTCGGCCGTCGGCGTCCTTGGTGGCCGCACCGCCCACGAGGGCGCGCAATGCTGGGCTGGCCTTGATGGCGTCGTCGACGCGCTGCTCGGAAACGTCGTTGCAGGCCTGCTCGTTTGGCAGGACGTAGGCGATCGGCCGCGGGAACTGGTGCATGTAGAACAGGAGCACGTTTAGCAAGGCCTCGGTCTTGCCGACCTGCGTCCCGGTTCGGAACACGATCCATTCGGTCGGGTCGTCCGGGTGAAAGCAGTCGAGGATTTCGCGGTCGTACGGAACGCGGTCGGTCACCCAGGGCCCCGGCTCGGGTGAGCTGAGCGACGACAGGTGACGGTATCGGTCGGCCCACTGCGAAACGGTCAGCGCCGGTTTCGGTCTGAGCCTAGCCGCGACCGCCTGCCGGATGCGGCGAAGCTCAGGATGCACGAGCGGCCCCCTTCTTCGGCGGGCGGCCGCGCCGCTTCGGTGCCTGCGCGGGCTCGGCGTCGTCGGGCTCGTCGACGAGCTCGGTGACCTTGGCTTGCTGCTCGGCTTCGGCCGCCTCCTGGTCGACTCGCTGCGACAGCCCGTCCCGCTCGCGCTGGACCACTGCCCGGACCTTTCGAGTGACCTCACGGGCGTCGCCACCCAGAGCCGCTGCAATCTTCGCCGGCAGGGTGTCGAGCATCGAGTCGAACGCCGCGGCAATGCCGACCCAGGCCCGCGCGACCTCTTCGACAGGTATGAGCTTGCGCTCGAGCGCGTCGGCCTTGAGCTCAGCAAGCCGAGCCTGCGCCACCTCGCGACGCAGCTTGGCTGACTCGAGCGTGCCTGCGTCTTCGTCGTCGTCGGTGTCCTCGGGCTGCCCCGGCGCCGGCCGCTTGACCAGGCCTTTGCGGTAGGCTGCCTGCCATGCCGCGTCGTTCGACTCGACGTCCACACGAGCCATGCCTGGCTGCCAGGGCAGTCCGATACGCGTGGCGGCGTCACGCAGTCCCTGGAGTGTGATCCCGAGCCGCGTTGCATACTCGCCGGGGCCGCAAGTTTTCACTTATTCACCATGCAAGGTATAGAAATTTCCATTGATACTAGCCACCCCCCGAGCCCGACAGGCACCA